ATTTCTCCACGACTGACCATTTTAGCCGTAAGCTGGATGGACAACCCGTTCACCGCAAAGCGTTTAGTGACTTCAGACGGTTTGTAGATTACCGCCAACTCAGATCCCGCCCGAAGGAGGGGCACCGCTAAACACGAGCAACACACTCGGCAATTAAATCGCCGTTCAATGCACCACAATACTCGTAGCGGAAGGTGACCTTATGCCTAGTTAAAGCGACAAGACAGTAAGAAAATTTCTTGAACAGGTCACACTTTGTGCTCTTTAATCTTACCAAAGTAACGTGATCCTCGGAAATACCTTGAGACTCATGCACGGTTTTGATCCTTTCATTCCAGAAAGTCTTCGGTAAGTTCATCTCTTTCGCCCTTGAAATCAGTGAAGCTTTATCGGCTTGTGTCATCGTGACGTAAAATCTAGACTCATCTAAATCAACCAACGTCACACTTGCAATAGCCCGAGATGTGACAGATCTCTTCACTTTAGATTGAGAAACCCACTTCGTATACTTTGAGCGGGTTCCTTTCGGGAGGGCCTTCGTAGCCATCAAACGCACAAGAGGCACAACATCTTGTGGACTACGGAATGTAGTGTCCGCATCACTAGTTTCGTCAGGAATGATCCTAGAGAAACGCATGTCAAACGAGGCATCTCGAGAGGAAAAAGCAATCTGCTCTGAATCCCCGAAACATATGGCTCTCACAGCCTTCAATTTGGACATGACGGCACATAATTGACCAAAGTGCAGCAACACAACCTCGTCAACCAAAACTCTACTCACGGTCGGACATTCATTAAGCAAAACAGAGTCGGCTGTTCGGACAAAGGTGCAAGCTTCTTTGGAGTCCGACGATTTGAAAAGTGCCATACGCACATCTTGGGCGGATTTCTTGTTAGCTGTAACGATCATATCCGTGGACGGCTCAAAAATTGATTTAATTGCCGTGGTTTTCCCGCACCCAGCGACCCCATCAACTTGACTAATGGTGCCGGTGGGAGCTTGTAACGAGCGTGTGACAGCAGACAAAGACTCGCTGTTACTGATCACACACTCACTATTGACAATGTAAAGCTCCCCATCAGATTTCGGACCTAGACCGCGTTCGTTATAACCGACAGAATAAGTAATCCCCTCAGGCACAGGACGCATCCACCGACCCGTGGAAAAATGGACATTCACCATAGGATCAACGGTAAAATACGTGTCAAAGACAAACTTCAAATTGCCTTCGAGGGAATTTTTCTTGTCATCACCACCCGCCATATTCCAAATGCGTTTCAGGTTGGACACCGTGGTATCGTGCAACTGTTTCTCATAAGCGGCATACTCTAACATAGCAGTAGCCCTTTCAGCAATTCTAGTGATGGGGGAACGTGTCTGAACTGACAGGGAATCAAGCTCCGAAACTTCTTGCTCCCTTCCACAAACATCAGCAGTATCATCAAGCGTTGGAGATGACGCTTCAGGACTGTCCGATACCTCAATCACGGGTTGCGCAAGCTTTTCAGCGAGCTTCTCGGCCTTCTGCGCGGCCAAAATCTTCCCATCGGTAACAGCCTGCGTGGCAACGAATGCAGCAGATGATATCACGTCCCACTCCTCTCCACCATCAAACGAGCACTCTTCGTTGAAAGTCACAAAGGTGGAGAGCTTAATCAGGAATTCTTTCTCCTCGCGGGGTCTCAAAGTCGGGAACAGCGCGTGAACAACACTAGAGAAGAACACACGCAGCGGACGAGTCAACGCTGCGAACCACTTCGAGATACTCGAAGCATTCCACATATCATACATCTTCCCTAACTGTTCATACTTCATTTTTGTGTGAAGAAGAATGGCGAATCCAATATAATGATAATCGTTGATATCGATTCGTTCGCCGGACTGCATAGACATACCATTAATAACAATGGTGGATGATTTAGCGGAGAGAACACCTAAGATAACCTTAAACTGCTCCATCCACGCCTTCTTATCGTTATAACACCTCATGGCAATCTCTTCAGTCTCACGCAATGTTGACGTTAAAATGCGCACTGTTTTCCACTTAACCAAGTCCTGCGACGCGGGAATCTTGAGACCAATATAGTCCTTAATAGAGGGGAACCAAATACAATGTCGAATGAGTTCAGGTGGGCACATCCCAGGTACACCGATAATCTTATACGTCATAATACCCGCATTAATGACACAACGTTCAATGCCATAAGTCATCCCTTTATACGAGTAAGTCTGGTCCGTTAGAAAGG